ACCTCTACGATTCTTTGTCAGCCCGCTATACCAAAGGTTTGGCTCGTGCTATGGCTTACACCAAGCAAATCAAAGCGGCTTCTGTTTTGAACAACGGCTTCAGCGCTGCATATGTTGGCGGTGATGGCGTTGCTCTGTTCAGCACTTCGCATCCTTTGACTGGTGGTGGCGTTAATAGTAATCGCCCAGCTACAGCGGCTGATTTGAACGAGACTTCTCTTGAAGCCGCCGTTATTCAAATCGCAGCTTGGACTGATGAGCGTGGTCTATTGATCGCTGCGAAGCCTAAGAAGTTGATTATTCCACCAGCACTCCAGTTCGTTGCTACTCGTTTGTTAGAAACCAGCCTCCGTGTTGGCACTACTGACAACGACGTCAACGCGTTGAAGAACAATGGTTCAATCCCAGAAGGCTACACAGTTAACAACTATTTGACCGATACAAACGGTTGGTATTTGACTACTGATGTGCCTAACGGCTTGAAGCACTTTATCCGTACTCCGCTGCAAAACAGCATGGACGGTGACTTCGATACTGGCAACGTGCGCTACAAGGCACGCGAGCGTTATTCGTTCGGCTGGTCTGACCCATTAGGAATGTTCGGTTCACCCGGTTCGTCCTAAGAAAGACTGAGAAGGGAGCCTTGTGCTCCCTTTTCTTTTGGTGTATATTTAACTAACCGGAATCTTTCGGTGTATCAAACAGGTCCGGCTGACCTCATGCAGATTGATACGCCATAACGCATGGAGATATTCTTATGGGATTCGCAACGCATTTAGGCCCTTGGTTGTTGGGCACTGTTAAAAACACAACTGGAACTACTGCTGGCACCATTCGCAATCTAGGCGCAACTGTTGTATCGCAGTCCAAAGCCATTTTGTACACGGACACTACGGCAGCTACGGTTGCCTTCACTATTCCAGCAGGCTCACAAATTCTGACCGCTCAGTTTAATACCACTGTTGCATATGCAACTACCACTCCTACATACGCACTTTTCTCTAATGCTGTTGCAATCAATACAGCCGCAAACGGAAGCGCATTTACAGCCACCGGAATTGTAAATATTCTGCTTGGCAATAACTCTGCCGCCGCCGCTGTTCTGTGTAACAACGTAGGTACGACAGACGCAATCATCACGTTTACACAGGCCAACGTCACTGCCACTTCTGGCGCTGGCACGCTGACCTTGACGTATGTTGTAAAAGACAGCGACGGTTCCGCTAACCCAACCAACACTCAACAGTAATTGATCTTGGGGGCTTCGGCCCCCTTTTAAAAGGAGATTGATTATGATGCAGACAGATGTAAAAAGCGGCGCGGCAGCAGCAGGGGCAACTACCACCATTTTCGCTGGCCCAGCCCGTATCAAGGGTATATCCATCAGCTATTCAACGGGCGCAACGGTTGTTCTGAATGATGGCACAGCCGGTACAGCTATGTTCTCGTTTACCGCGCCAGCGGCTGCGGGGTCTATCTACATGATGTTCCCCGGAGAAGGCATTAAGTGCAGTACCAATATCTCTGCCGTGGTATCTGCGACAACAACCGCAGTAGTGTTCTATGGCTAAGAAGAAAGGCCCGGTTCTCTCGGTTGGTCGTGGTGAGAAGCTTCCTGTTAAGCAGGGGGCGGGACTGACTGCCAAAGGCCGCGCCAAGTACAACGCAGCAACAGGAAGCAATCTGAAGGCTCCACAGCCTGAAGGTGGCCCACGCAAGAAATCGTTTTGCGCTCGTATGTCCGGTATGCCCGGCCCGATGAAAGATGAAAAAGGCAAGCCTACCCGCAAGGCGGCTTCTTTAGCAAGATGGAAATGTTGAGGTAAAGTATGAACGAACAAAACCAAGAAACTCTGAAGTATGCCCTTGATGGTGCGTCCCTTCTCACCGTCATAGGAACACTTGTGGAATTCTTACCCGCTTTATCTGCAATTCTCAGTATTGTTTGGGTGGCAATCCGCATCTACGAAACTGAGACCATGAAGAAATTGTTGAATCGTAAGAAAGACGATGCCGAGTAGTAGCGCCAAGCAACACAATTTCATGGCAGCGGTGGCTAATAACCCAAAGTTTGCCAAGAAGGTGGGAGTCCCACAGTCCGTGGGCAAAGATTTTTCAACTGCCGACAAAGGCAAAACTTTTAAAAGAGGTGGTGATATGGCTAAAGCAAACCCTTTCATGGAAATGATTGCCAAGAAAAAAGCAATGGCAGCAGGTAAAAAGTCCGAAATGCCAATGAAGAAGATGGCTGCTGGTGGTATGGCTTATGCCAAGGGTGGTGGTATCGAGTCCAAGGGTAAAACCAAAGGCAAGATGATTAAGATGACCAAAGGCGGCAAAGCCTGTTAATTTAAAGGAAGCATCATGGCATACACACCCAATCCAGATCGTGCAATCAAAGGGGGCAAGGCTATGGTGTCTGCCCAAGAGCTTGCTGATTTCAAAGAGAAATTTGGTAAGGATAAGACTTTACGCGACTTGTTGAATGCAGACAAAGGGTTGCAGCGCAAGTTAGAAATTCCAAAGTCAATGCGCAAGTTGCCTCAAAACGAACCTGACCAGAACATTCGTGACAAAACGGAGGATGTGATGCGCACGCAGAACATTCCTTCATACATCACGTCAATTCCTGATTCTGAAATGAAACGTGGCGGCGCAGTCAAGAAAATGTCTTCAGGCGGTTCAGCTTCCAGCCGTGCGGATGGCTGTGCTGTCAAAAGCAAAACCAAAGGCCGAATGGTATGAGACCCTCACGCGGCATGGGCGACATCAACCCGTCAAAGATGCCGGGTAAAAAGACGATCAAACGCAAGGATGATCCGAACAAAGTCGCCATGTACGCGGAGGGCGGTAAAACAAAATCCAAAGTAAATGAGGCGGGTAACTACACCAAGCCTGAGCTACGCAAGCGCATCTTTAACGCTGTAAAGGCAGAGGCTACAGCAGGTACTGGCGCAGGGCAATGGAGCGCCAGAAAAGCGCAAATGGTGGCACAACGCTATAAAGCCGCAGGCGGAGGTTATCGTGACTGAAAAGAAAAAACCCGGTAAAGCAAGGTTTAGCACAGAACCCCAAACGCTTGGCGGAACGGATAGTCAAGGACAAACTAGTGACGATTTTGGCGTTGAAACGGGGAATAGTTATATTTACCGAACAAAGAACGGCAAAGGCAACACTATGGGGTTTACACTGCCTGACGCTGAAGCTAAAAAGTATGCTTCCGAACTGCAACGCGAAACTCGCGGCATGAAAAAAGGCGGCAAGGTCAAGTCAGCTTCATCTCGTGCAGACGGAATAGCACAACGTGGTAAGACGCGGGGTGTGGTGAAGTGAAAGCACCGCAGACTTCCCTTAAAAATTGGGGTGACCAGAAGTGGCGTACCAAGTCAGGGAAACCTTCAAGCAAGACGGGCGAGAGGTATTTGCCCGAAGCGGCTATCAAGTCGTTGTCCTCAGCAGAGTATGCTGCGACAACCAAGGCCAAACGCAAGGGTAAGGCGGCGGGTAAGCAGTTTGTGGCCCAGCCCAAAGGCATAGCAAAGAAAACGGCAGGATTTAGATAATGGCGAACACCTCTGGATCAGCAGGCTTTAATTTAGACCTCACCGAACTGGTAGAGGAAGCTTTTGAGCGTGCTGGTTCAGAGATGCGCACGGGTTATGACTTAAGAACTGCACGGCGATCATTGAACTTACTGTTTGCTGACTGGGCAAATCGTGGCATCAACATGTGGACGTTCGAGCAGGGCACAATTACCTTTGAGCAGGGGTTGAATACCTACGCCATTCCTACCGATACGGTGGATTTGTTGGATCATGTGATCCGAACTAACGCAAACGTGGCTTCCACCCAGTCAGATTTGACAATCACACGCATCAGCGTGTCCACCTACGCAACTATCCCCAATAAATTGACCCAAGCCAGACCAATTCAGGTCTGGTATCAGCGTTTGGATGGCCAGAACGCCCCTGCTGGCGTGACTTTGGCAACCACCATAACGTCAACAGCCACCACAATTACTCTCTCCAGCACTGTTGGTTTGGCCACATCGGGCTACATCACGCTGGACAGCGAGACGATCTACTACACATACGTGGATGGCAACGACTTGGGTGACTGTTTCCGTGCCCAGAACTACACGACTGCCGCAGCCCACACCAGTGGTACTGCTGTCTACGTCCCCAACCTACCCCG